CTGGAAGAACTGATGCCGATTGCTAATTTAGGAAGTAAAGGGCTCTTGAGAAAAGGCGTTCTTTCTCCTATATTGGTTTGCAATAAAGACTCCGTTCAAGAAGTATGTGTCGTTCGCCTAGCGAGTTCATCTAACGCCTATATCGGTATGATATTGTATGTATATTGGGGTGGTTCTACAGGTCTGTTCTTTATTAATAGTAAGACTGGTAACTCCTATATCATAAGGAAAGTCAACGGTAGTATGATTTCTGAAATAGAGTTCAAACGAAAAAATGATCATCTCTTCGTTCGGAGCAAGACAAACACAGCTTCATTTCGTGTAAGTGCTTTGTTTTTGGATACTACTGGGGTTGACCTGTCTTTATCCATGAATATAGTTGATGAGAATCTGGATGATGCTGAAGATATAGAAATACTATAATTCTTTGGTAACATGAGGAGCGGACGGGTGTGGACCGGCACCCATCCGTTTTATCTCATTAAAATATGACTTATTTTTAATACTATGTTGTTTGTATTTGTTTCCAATCAGTCCAAGTTCCATTATTACATATTCGAATAAAAAATCTGCTCTGAAAATCTACAAAAGTTTGCTTGATGGTGACCTCATTAATAGCAATCGTTTCCAAGAATCCATAATTACTTGATGTATTGGGTTTATTATCCAATGATTGGGTTTTATCGACAAACATATATCCAGTATTATTAGCTTCATTAAAATCAGTAATTTCACCAAATCTCCTTTTGTACCACGTATCATTTATCCCTAATAGTCCTTCCAGAAGGATTTTACTAATCTTCTTAAGGCAATAAATTTTGATAAGCAATTAAAAAAGGAACCCTGCTTCCTTCAACTCCTTCAATTTTGGAAGTCATAATAGTAGTATAGTCATTTTCAAAAGTGAAAGTAAATAATGTTCCATCAATATATTCTTTATACCCTCCAATATATTCTATATTTTTAGTTGCTGGAGATATTACAGCTATTGATGGATATAAATTATAATATTGACTACATATCACCAATATGCCATTTGCTTTTATTCTTTTTGATTCACCTTTATGTAACGAAAATGATTCACTAGTAAAACCATTGATAATCTTATTTATCTCTAACAGTCCTTCCAGAGCATAAATTTATGATCACAATGTTATAATTTGT